AAATGAAGAAGTCATAAGACTCCTTCTTCATATACTCTATCTCTACTCCATTCAACAACGGTATCAACTTGTTGATACTCCTACGTTGACTACCAACAACGATCCCTTAAGGGATTCAATGCGTTGGCAAACCGCTGAGTTTTAGAGGGTTGCTTAACACTTCTTGAAGTGTTAGTAAACCTTCATTGATGAAGGTTAATAGTTCGACTCTTAGTCGAGGTGGGGGATTGTCCCGACTTGACTCTCAGCAGTTTACCTGCTGTACTCTCTGTCGATTGAGAATCAATCGTGGCTAACCTCCTTAGTAACAGAGGGTTAACCTCTGGTACTAAAAGCTGAAATGTATGCCAGAATCTCTTGAGATTCTGAGGGAGGGGGTCGAGAAAAGTGACTTTGGAACGTAGTTCCAAGCAGTGTATAATATATATAATCCCCAAACTCTGTATTACACAGGAATTTTTTGGCGATCCCATTTTTTCGCCGCTTCTTGCGGTGTGTTATCAACTAAGTTATCAACGCGCCACCACTATATACGGGTTAAGAGGCTGTCGCTTAGAGACTTATAGGGTTTACTTAAAGTATATTGCTGACTTGACTTTTAAAGAAAAAAGTTGTAACTTCGCCAAAGCTATTCAGCGATAAAGCTTCATAGATGTTTTAAACCTACGAAGCTGTCTTTAGGATTACTTAAGTAAGTAATAAAACAGTAGCTACGGAGCGTCAATCAAACTAATTAAGTTGTAAAGGCGCAAAAACTGTCTTCATTATATTTGCAGTATGAGAGTTAAGAAGCGTAACTACAAAGAGGAGTACAAGAAGTTTGGATCTGGCGGCAGAGCAAAGAAGAAACGGGCTGAGCTAAACAAGTACAACCGAGAGAAAGGAACCTATGGGAATGGGGACAGCCTTGATGCCTCTCATAAGGGTGGTAAGATCGTAGGGTTTGAGGCTGAGAGCACGAATCGTGGTAGGCGAGAGAAGTCCAGATTGAAGAAAAATAAATAACTTATATTTGTCTTATGGAAGTTAAGAAGACTTATAAAGCTGGTGGCCGAGCTCCTGAACCTCTTGGAATGGGAGGCAAGAAAGCTAAGCTAAAGAAAGCAGCCCCTGGTAGAAGCGCTAGAAGCGCAATGTTCGCTGAGGGTGCTATGAATCAAATGAAGGCTAACGCCTCAGGAAATAAATCTTTGAAGGCTCCAGGAAAGACTGTAGCTGAAATTGAAGAGGCTAAAAAGAAGAACAAGCGTCGCAGTAGATTTGACAACGGGGGTAAGGTAAAAAGAACAGCCAACGTAAACACCAGGGGTGAAGGAAAAAAGAAGGAAAAGCCGCTGAACATGCCAGTGGATACGCGGATTGCTGATGGTCCAGGAAGATCTGAATACATTGCTCAAGAGAAAGCTGCTCAGGGTCCTTTGAAGAAACTTAAGCCAAAGAAGGCTGGCCCTGTAGCCTCTAAGCCTTTACCAGCAAAGAAGCTCAAGAAAAGTAAAGCTGTTATTCCAGTGCCGCCTGCTAAGGGTCGTAGAAGAAGAAACCGTAAGTAATGGCTGTACTTAAAGTAACCGTCAAAGAGGAGCTTGTTCTTAATGGCAAGGATATGGGGAATGAAAACTTCCTGTCTATCTCTGGCGTAGAAAATGCAGAGCATAGGATCGTTTCTGTAGGTACTTCAGAGCAGTCTGTTTTGTTGTTTGGAGCCACTTTATCTGCTGGGACCGTAATAGACGATACTGTAAAGCACTTAAGGCTTACTAATTTGGACTCCACAAATAAGATCACCCTTAGAATTGAGGATTCCGTAACGCCAGGTCAGTATTATGTGGACCTAGAAGCTGGAGAGACCTTCATGCTGGGCAACTCACATGTGTTTGCTTCCAACACCAACGCAACTGGAGAGACTTTAGTAGATATAGATGCTATCTATGCTAAGTCAGCTAGCTCAGCGTCAAACATGGAGGTATTTATCGCAACAACTTGATATTATGGAGACTAAGAAGTACAACAAAGGAGGGAAGGCAGCTCTTTACGATATGGTAAAGAAGTACCTCGAAGGCGGCATGATGAAATATGAGAATGGAGGCTCACATGAAACAGAGCCAGATCTGACCTTCATCACGAAGCCAGACCCAGATTTAGAAGGCGGGTCTATAACTCAATTTTTAGTGGATGGCCGCCCCGTAACAACCAGAGAAGCTATTGATTATTACGCTTCTAATATGGGCCCTAAAGAGGGTTTTAATGAGTGGTTTAATAACACTAGGCTCAACTCGTCACGAAGCAAAGCTCAAGAAACAGACGTGATCAAGGCTCAAATAAATAAACCAGGCTATGTTCCAGGTCAGACTTTTAGCGGCCCGCAGGCTAGAGCTCAGAGGTCTTATGGTTCAGGAGATACTCGTCAGCGGCAAGGAGGAAACGAGGGAATCGAGGGAAAAAGCCGCGAAGACCGTATGAGACAGTTGCTTAGTGGGTTGGCTGATTACAACCAGCGATAATTGCCTCTACCTCTCCCAAACCTTCAATGACTTGGAATCGGTCAGACGACCCGATAACTAAAAGCTCCGTGTTTTCGTTTGTGTAAGTAACACGGGCAGAGTATTCACCGATAAGTTGACGCTCAGGGTATGTTCTGCGCTGAATGACCAACTCTTCGTTCTCAGGCAACGGGAAGTTTGTGGTGGAAATAATAGCATTGAAGGCTTGCTTATTTCTACAGTAAGAGGTGACGTCCCCCGTGTTTGGATTGATAGAGAAAATATCAAAGAAGGCCAAATCCGTGTAAGTGTCATTTACAATTGTGAAACTCACGGATTGTGCAGATACTAAGCTCGAAACTGCAAGAGCAAGGATTAAAATAAGATTCTTCATAGCAAATAACTGTTTTAAATTGTTTCGTAAATTCGGTTTGCTGATCTCAAGGTAAGACAAACTTTTCGATCTCACAAATTTTTTTCTAACTTTGCTATATTCAATCATAGATTGAAGAAATATTATCACAACCCTCGAATCAAAAGAATCAACCCTTCTTGGGTGGCTCAGAAAAATGAAATTAAGCAAAAACCTTACACTAAGGGAGGTGGTGAAGTCCAATACCGCGACCCGAAAGGGGATAGACAACACCCCTGACCAATGGGCAATCAATAACCTCCAGGCCGTAGCAGACCACATCTTCCAACCAGTACGTGATCACTTCGGTGTACCTATCGGAGTTACCTCTGGATTTAGATCAAAAGAGCTAAACAAGGCGATTGGGGGCAGTAAATACTCTCAGCATATGATCGGGGAGGCTATTGATATAGACGCCGATATGTATGGGAAGGTAACTAACTCTCAGATATTCGACTTCATCAAGAAGAACCTAGAGTGGGATCAGATGATATGGGAGTTCGGAGATGACGAGAACCCTGCCTGGATTCATGTGTCGTTTAAAGAGAGCGGGAAGAACAGGAAGCAGATCAAGCGAGCCTACCGAGACAGCAAGGGAGTTTACTATAAAGTGATTTGACTATCTTTGGGGTATGTTAGGATTAGGAAATAGCTTGACCCAAAACTCGGTAAAAAGAGAAATTAGAGAGGATTTTACTTATACTGAAGAAGTTATTGGGTCTGGCGACGGATGGGAAGCTTATTCAGTACTCAATGACAACTATACGTTACTGTACAATCAAACAGCTCCTGACTCAACTGATGGATGGATGAAGCTTACGCTTAATGAAACTCAAACTGATTTTTGGACTTTACAAAATTTAACCCTACTTAACGGAAGGGTAGAGGTTGGATCAACGGCCACTATATCCTATAAGATTTTTCTTGATACAGCAGCCCTTTGGGGAGACGACTCAGAGAATGACGATGACGTTATTCTTTGGCAGAATTTTTATGGCGGCGAAGTAGGCGCTAATACTCCCGTAACAGCTGGAAGCGCAACCCATACAAGCATCTCTAACTCAATATCGGCAACCTTAACGACTAATACCATTCAGCTTAGGCAAGGTCTTTACCAAGCGAAAGATCTTCCTCTCGCTGGAGCTGAAGTATACATTAAAGATCTTAGCATATCCATAACTTACACTTAAAGTGAGTTGTAGAAACGCTGTACCGCCATTCTGCCTTTCTGAGATAGCGCATATCTTACACGGTAGTTAAACTTGGTCTCATCTCTAAACAAGTGATCCTCCAGGGTTTGAGAAGGGGTCAGCTTGTCGAAGTGCTTATACAGATACCCCAAAGACACTAACGGGTATATCATCCTGTCAGCTAGGTTTTTTTTATTCATTCCGTATTCCCCTGCCACCCACGATATGGTAAAGAACTCCAATTCGTAAACGAACAGCATAAAGTATAGATAGCTCTTTGTGATCTCGCTGCCATCAACAAACTCTTCTGTAGCGCTCTTAAGGTTTTTTAAATAGTTGTTTTTTATGAACCTAGAAGGCATCTTTGAGAAGTCCCTGAACATCCTCGTTTTCTTAACTTGAGACCTAGGCATATTAATTCGTATATTTGACTTAAACAAATTTACATCATGAACCCGAAAGACACCCTCTTCTTTGCCGAAATGTATTCCCTCGTCAAAAAGATGGAGGAAACAATCGATGAGTTCGAAATGAAAGATCGTACCCTAGCCACTATAGTCGTTGGTGTTATAGACCTAGACGCCGTGGAAGAAGGAGACGAAAGCGCCGAAATGAAAACCATGTACAGCTTCAACCTGGAAAGCAGGGAAGAACTGGAAACGGTAAAGCAAGTAATGGACAGCGCCTATCAGGAAGACGACTCACTAGATGACCTCCTTGGTGAATTGGGCATATCCCTAAACTAAAATGGACGGACTTATTAGGAAGATTGTGGTCGGAAGAGACCCTAAAAACGGCATGGCTTATTATATTGGCATGCGAGCAGGACATGGAGAGATATCAGCTATCGTAGAAGACGAGCGGCACCTTCATAAGTTCAGTAAGCAGAGATACCTTATATACGTAGAAAGCGATTCGGAGATAATGCTCTGGAAATCTATTGACGAAATGCCCTGCGTGTTAGAATATGACTTAAACTTTTAATTAATGAAGACATTTGATCTTTTTGTCGTGGAGCTGAACAAACAGCTTAACGATACAATCACCACGAAAGGTGGTTTGGAACTTTACATAGACACTAAATTCGATGAGTTTGAAAACAGAATCACAGAAGGCCCAGTCGTGGCGTCTCCGTTCAAGTACGATACTGGAGTCGAAGTGGGTGACACTCTCTACTTCCATCATCATGTTGTTATTAACGACGGCCAGCCTCTTACTGGTGAAGACAATCACTTTATTGTTCAGTATAACCCTAGCTATACCGCTGCTAATCAAGCTATTGCTTACAAGTCTAAAAAGACTGGTGAGATACGTCCGCTTGCGGGGTGGTCTCTTCTCGAAGGAGTTGAGGAACCAGAAGAAGAGAAGTCTAGTCTTATTGAGGTTGTCAAGCTTTCAGAGAATCCTGTCACTAAAGGGAGGGTTGCTTTTGAAGCGCCTTGGGTGGATGAACTAGGTCTTAAAATAGGGGATGTGGTAGGCTTCAAGGAAAACAGAGACTACAGGATCAATATAGACGGGAAGGAGTATTACCGAACGCGAACCGAAGACCTTATGTATGTCGAAGTCTAAGTTTACTACGGTCAGCGCCGCTCAAAGGTTAATGGACAGCATGGAAATAGCGATCAACAACATGATCGAAGAAGTCAAGAAGCCAGTCGATCCTGAAGCAGGTGGGTCAGCGCGTAAGGCTGAGCTCCAATCCATAAAGCAAACCGCTATCGACTGTAAAGAGCTTTTGGTGGAGCGCCAGAGGCTAGAACAAATGGTTAAAGAACTCAAGAACAATGGAGAAATCGAAAATGAAAAAGACTACTCAGGAGGATTCGCAGAAAGATTCTCAAAATAACGCTAGTGGATTGATCTACTGGGAGGACTACAACTTTGATAATCAAAACAATACAGCCTGCAACTTAAAGGTAAACTTTAAGCTCTCTTAGCTCAGTTGGTTAGAGCGTCCGACTCATAATCGGCAGGTCCCAGGTTCAAGTCCTGGAGGGAGCACATGCACCAGTAGCTCAGTTGGATAGAGCATCTGCCTTCTAAGCAGACGGTCACAGGTTCGAATCCTGTCTGGTGTACGAATTAAATTAAACAACATGCCTGATCTAATTTGCGAAAAATGTAAAGCAGAGAAATCTGTTAGAAGCCTTACGATGAAGTTTAAGGATGGTAGCGTCTACTACCCTGAAGGACAGTGCGAATGTGGCGAACAAATGGAAATTAAAAACCCGAAAGAGGGTGTGCCTTCGCTAGGAAGAATGAATTCACACGGTCAGAGCTATTAAACAATACATTGCAATTAAATGAAGTTTACATTTCATGTTCTTGGGGTTCCTCACACAAAAACTACCACGGAATTTACCGCCTGTGCCTTTACCCAAAAGGTTTTTAAGTTTTGTAAAATGATGACAAACAGAGGTCATCACGTCATACATTATGGTACAGAAGGAAGTAATCCTCACTGTAGTGAGCATGTAACAGTTTTGTCTAATAAGGTCTGGACTGAGGTCTACGGAGATCATAAACATAAAGAAAATTTCTTTTCTTACGACATAGAAGACAAGGCTTACAAAACATTCTATAAAAACGCCATCGAAGAGATAAAAGAAAGAAAGAAAAAGAACGACTTTATTTTACCTTTTTGGGGTTATGGCGTAAAACCTATATGTGAAGCCCACAAGGAAGACATGATAGTCGTAGAGCCTGGTATAGGCTATGGGTCAGGAAGTTGGTGTCAGTTTAGAGTTTTTGAATCTTACGCCATAATGCATGCTTTTATTGGTTTAGACAAGGTAAAGTTTGCTGGTAAAATAAATTGGTATGACGTTGTGATACCAAACTATTTTGATTTAAATGACTTTGACTTTTGTGAAGAAAAGAAAGATTATATGCTTTTCCTAGGCAGGGTGTTTGACGGAAAAGGAATAAACATAGCTGTTGACATGTGTAACAGAATAGGAGTCAAATTAAAGGTGGCTGGTCAGCTTGCAGAAGAGTACGCTCACTGGGCTGACGGAAAAACACCAGAAAACGTAGAATACATGGGATATGCGGGGGTAGAAGAGAGAAACAAACTCATGAGAGAGGCAAAAGCAATTATATGTCCCAGTACTTTTTTAGAGCCATTTGCAGGAGTTCAAGTAGAGGCCATGCTTTGTGGGACTCCAGTAATATCTTCAGATTGGGGGGCTTTTTCTGAGGTAAATATTGAAGGAAAAACTGGATACAGATGCAGGACAATGGGTGATTTTGTTTCCGCTGGAAGAAAGTGTTTAGATCTTCAGATAAAATACAAGGAATGCAGGCTTCGCGGTGAAGAATATTCGCTAGAGAATGTTTCTTCTCAGTATGAAAGGTACTTTAAAGACGTAAGAAATGTATACGTAGGTGAAGGCTGGTACACTCATTATGAATAATATTATAGCTATAAAAGGGTATGAAACTAAAGGGATTAAGATCGACCCTAACGGTACAGAAGGACAAGCTGTCGAGCTCCACGGGTTACTCGTGGTCTTACCGAAGAAACCGCGCAAATCGGAAATTCTCTTCCATGACCAGCCAAAGAAGTTGCAGCTGTGGAAACGCACACCTATGCCAGAGGAAATGCGTAAAATACGCAGTATGGATGAGTGGCTCGAAAAACCTTCCGAGTTTCGCAACAAGTTTCGTTCTTACATCGAACAAGAGTTTCAGCGTAGGCGCGACGGTGTTTGGTTTTACAATAATGGGGAACCTACGTATATTACAGGGAGACACTATATGTTTCTACAATGGTCTAAAATTGATATCGGATATCCATCATACCTCGCTTTCCAAAAGGACATCTTTACGCACATGGCTGCTTGTGAAGCTGACCCTCGTTGTTTCGGTCAGCTTTATACTAAGTGTCGTCGTTCTGGCTACACTAATATATGTTCTGCTGTCTTGGTGGATGAAGCTAGTCAAGTTAAAGAGAAGCTTCTTGGCATACAGTCGAAGACTGGTAAAGACTCGCAGGAGAACATTTTCATGAAGAAGGTGGTTGCGATCTTTCGCAGCTACCCGTTTTTCTTTAAACCTATCCAGGACGGTACTACAAACCCTCGCATGGAACTGGCGTTTCGCGAACCATCTAAGCGTATCACGAAAAACAACAAGACCTCTCATAAAGGTGACGCTCTTAATACGGTTGTCAACTGGAAGAATACCACTAATAACGCTTATGACGGAGAAAAACTTCATATGCTTTATCTCGACGAGGCTGGTAAGTGGGAAAAACCTACTGATATTAGAGAGGCGTGGAGAATTGAAAGAACATGCTTAATTGTAGGTCGTAAAATTGTAGGTAAAGCTTTAGTGGGTAGCACTGTAAACCCCATGAATAAAGGAGGAGAGGAATACAAGGGATTATGGTGCGACTCTGACCCCAACGAGCGCAATAACAACGAAAGAACAAAGACAGGTCTTTATAGAATCTTTATCCCAGCTTATGATGCTCTAGAGGGCTTTTTTGACGCATACGGAAACGCCGTTGTAGAGGATCCACCTCAAAGCGTACACATACATGGTATAGATGGAGATACTATCGAAATAGGCAGTAAAACCTATTTAAAGAATGAGCGCAAGTCCTTCAAGGACAATCCCTCAGAGTTAAATGAGGTGACTCGACAGTTCCCTTTTACTGAAGACGAAGCCTTTAGAGATAGCATCGAAGGGAGCTTATTTAATATAGGTAAGATATACCAGCAGATTGAGCACAACGATGAGTTGTTTCCAAACCCTGTCGTTGTAGGTAACTTCACCTGGAAAGAAAAAGACAAAGAGGTTGTTTTCTCCCCCACGCCTAACGGAAGGTTTAGGGTTTCCTGGATGCCAGACCCTTCTGAAAGAAACGTAATGAAAACAGAAAGAGGAAAAAAGGTTCCTCCTTTTGTTAACTACGGCTGCGGAGGGGTTGACTCTTACGATCTGGACGCCACTGTAGATGGAAGGGGTTCTAAAGGGGCTCTTCACATGTACAATAAGTTTAGCATGAACCGACCTTCCAATATGTTTGTTGTGGAGTATGCTTCTCGTCCAGATTTAGCCAGCATCTTTTATGAGGATGTGTTGATGTGTTCTTTTTACTATGGCTATCCCTTACTTATAGAGAACAATAAGTACGGTATCGCAAGATACTTTGAGTCAAGGGGTTACGACGGCTATCTTATGGATAGACCAAACCACCTAAAAACAGGAAACTCTTCAATTAACGTAAGGACCAAAGGTATACCTTCTAATTCACAAGACGTAATACAGTCCCACGCTCAGGCAATTGAAGCGTACATACACGATCACGTAGGGATTAATTACGAGTCTGGAGAAATAGGTAGGATGTATTTTAACAAAACCCTGGAGGACTGGATAGGATTTAAGATTGATAAACGAACAAAGTTTGACCTTACCATTAGTTCTGGACTAGCTTTATTGGCGGCACAAAAAGAAAAGCAAAAACCAAAAGCTGACTTCAAAGAAAAGGTGTTTTTCAGGAGATATAAGGTCTAGCATTGATTTGCTATATTTGCAGAATACGCGCATATCGTCAGATAAAATATGAACTATACAAACAACAAGCGTAAAAGCTCATTTCCTGATCCTCTAGCAAGCACAGAAACAAAGCAGCAAAAAGCTTATGGTGTAGAGTATGCGAAGTCGATAGAGTCCCAGTGGGGTAAGATAAACAGCTCTACTTCTTTATATGGGAAAAGAAATAACGTTTTCGAAAAGAGCAGAGACTACGCAAACGGAACTCAAGATACAAATATATATAAAAAGCTTCTTCGTTCTTTAGCGCCAAATGCGGGTGACGGAAGCTTACTTAACATTGATTACACTCCAGTTCCTATCTTACCTAAGTTTGTTAGAGTTGTAGTAAACAAAATACTTTCGAGAAACCCTTACCCCAATCTAGAGGCTGTTGATCCACTATCATCATCAGAAAAAAATAACAAGAAGCGCCGCATTGAAATACAGGTTGAAGCGAAAAAGCAGCTCCAACAACTAAAGCAGCAGACGGGTATGGTTATCGGTGAAGATCCTGACAACCTGCCTGACTCTTTGGAGGAGGCAGAGATTTTGCTAGGAACTAACATCAAGACTGACGCTGAGATTGCAGCTCAGATCGGAACAAACATGACCCTTTCTTGGAACGACTTCAATGACGCTGTTTTTAGACGGTGTGTCAACGACCTTGTTTCTTTGGGCATGGCTGTAGTAAAGAGAAGTAATCACCCTAGCGAAGGTATTAAGACGGAGTATGTTGATCCGTCCACTTTTATTCATAGCTATACTGAGGACCCAGGGCTTAATGACCTCATGTATGGAGGGCATGTAAAGAAGGTGTCTATATCTGAGCTCAAGCGTATTGCAAGTGGCGAGCTCACCGAAGAAGAGTTTAAGAAGATTGCTGAGAACGTAAAAAACAACGACGGAAATGATCCTAGCCTGTTTAATAAAAGCAATTACAATAACAGGCTTTTAAGGCAGGAGTTCGGTTACGATGAGTACATGGTTGACATCCTGGACTTTGAGTTTATTTCTGTCGATTGTATATACTTTGAGGAAAAGGAAAATCGTTTTGGAAACACGAACCTTTATATGAAGGGGTTTGACTACGAAGAAAAAAGCGGTAGCGTTTTTGATCGGAATCCTAAAAAGATGGAGGTTGCTACCCTGTACGGAGGTAGCTATATCCTTGGAGGGTGCGAAATAATCTTTGATTATGGCATGAAAAAAAACATGCCTAAAAACATTCACGACCTATCCAAGGTGTCGCTTTCTTATTCTGCTGTTTCTACGAACCTCAGGAACATGATGCCGAAGTCTATGGTTGATAGCTGTAAGGGGTTTGCTGACATGCTTCAGCTTACTCACTTAAAGATACAGCAGGCTATTGCCAAGGCAAAGCCTGATGGATTGATCATTGACATTGAGGGGCTGGAAAACGTTCAGCTCGGAAAAGGAGGGGACCTACAGCCTCTTGACCTTCATGATATATACGAGCAAACGGGTGTCTTCTACTACAGAAGCAAGAACCCAGAGGGTGGATTTCAGAACCCTCCAGTTAGAGAGATAGGTAATTCTATTAGAAACATCAACGAACTTATAGGTCTCTACAATCACTACCTTCGGTTGATCAGAGATGCTACAGGCATCAATGAAATGATGGACGCCTCTACACCTAAGGGTGACACGCTTGTTGGTGTTCAGCAGAATGCTATAGCAGCTGGAAATAACGCGACATACGACATCACTAACGCTTCTATGATCCTGTTTAAAAAGGTTTGTGAAGATGTAGTGAAGTGTATTCAGGTTTTACCTACAGACTCTGTGATATTTACAGCCTATGAGAACGCTATAGGCAAGGAAAATATGTCTGTTTTGTCGTCGTTTAAAGATCTTCCTATGTACAACTTTGGCGTTCAGGTGGTCAAGGAAATGGAGGATAGCGATAGAGCTTATCTTGAACAGAACATTCAGATGTCGATTCAACAAAAGGAGATTGACATTGAAGATGCTATATCTATTCGCAACATGAAAGATGTCGCTCAAGCGGAACGTCTTCTCGTGGTTAGAAGAAAAAAGAGAATGGCGAAGCAACAAGAGATCGCCATGCAAAACTCGCAAATGCAAGCCCAGTCAGCTCAGCAGGCCGCCCAAGCTGCCTCTCAAGCAAAGCAACAGGAGATGCAAATGGAGGCTCAACTAGAAGCTCAACAAATGCAGCTTAGAGCGCAGCTAGACGGTCAGCTAGAGCGGGTCAAGCATGAGTTTAGAAAAGAAATTGAAATGATCAAAGCTCAGGCAACTCTTGGCTTTAAGGAGGATGACAAAAACTTTAAAGAAAAGCTTGAGGTCCTTAAAGAAGACAGAAAAGACGACAGAGTTAAAAAGCAATCCTCAGAACAAAGTAAGCTATTGTCTCAAAGGCAAGGGAAAAGAGGTGAGCTTCCAGAGTCGGGGGATAGCGTAGATAATATTGTAAACTCATTATTAGGTTGACATGGCTGAAAAAGTAAACTTAGACGTATCGGAAAAGCTTGATGTTACGTGCAGAAGGGGAGACACCTTTAACTTAACAATTACCCTAAAGGATTCTAGCGGAACCGCTATTCAACTTGAAACTTTAGGCTATGAGTTTTTGATGGATGTAAAAACAAACCCCCCTAGGTCTAGGTCGGGAAACTCAAAGAGAGAGGTGGTAGCTTCTAGTTCTCTTTCAAAATCAGAGTCAAAAATCAACCCTTCACTTTCTAACGGATTTGAATTTGTTGAAAAATCAGATGACGGAACTGTAAGAATTACGGCCTCCTCAGAAACCATGAGCTTGTTTCCTGTGGGAACTTATGTGTATGATATTCAGCAAAAAGTCGATGCTTCTGTAACAACTATATTAAGAGGAAGTCTTAAAGTAAACGAAGATATCTCAAGCTAATATGAGTGATGTTACAGTTACTTTACAGGGGTCGAATACGGTCACGGTAACGTCTCCCGCAAACAGCACTGTTTCTGTTTCTTCCGTTCCTGCTCCTGGGCTGACTATAACGAATCAAGGCGTTAGAGGCCCTAAGGGTGAGCCTGGAGAGGCTGCTTCTCAGGGGGCTACTGGTCCCGCGGGGGCTGCTGGAGCTACTGGTCCCGCAGGGGCTGCTGGAGTTACAGGTCCCACAGGTCCTGCTGGTGCTACAGGCCCTGCTGGTGCAAACGGAGCTACTGGACCCACAGGCCCTGCTGGCGCTACAGGCCCTACAGGTACCGCTGGCGCTACA